GACCCAGAATCGGAGTAGGAGTAAAGCATGAACCAACAATCACAGATTACAGACGCAGACCTTCAATCACTGCTAGCGCAGAATCCGATGGCAGCAGAGCAATTAAGGCGTATTATTGCTGAACGTGTTAGGGACGAGGCCTTAGAAGAATTATCTAAATTAAATGGTAAAGAAGATGAGGCACTCTTAGTAAGCGATGGCGACTGAGGATTTGCAGGAGGAGCTACAAGAAGCCCACCGGCGAATCGTGGAGCTTGAAGCGAGGACAAAGACTACGCTAACGGGAACACAATTCCTCACAATCGTTTTGGTCGGACCCTTGTTTTTGGCATTTGTTACGCTAGGTGTATTAATCGTCTGGAAGACCACCAGCAAACCGGCTGAGATCGCGCCTCACCTCGACATCATACTTGTGGCATTTAGTATCTTTGCATTACCTGTGACAGGTGCCGCTGCCTCAATTGTGGCATTGATGAGCGATGAAATCAAGGGAAGGATAAAGACCGATGAGTAGACGAGATTTTACGTTCTCGATACCGTCCCTCAGTGTTCGGTTCGGCGGTCTAACACGGTTACGGCTACCTCTCCCGGGCGGCGTGTATCTCGGCGGGGGTAAGCTCATCGTCGGGTCTCTAGCAACGGTCGCCCTTGGGTTCATTGCCTCGATGTTCGTGCTGATCAGTTCAGGCGATCAGGAGATCACATGGCCGATGACGGGCGCAAGCTACGCGGCTCCGTCCATGATTGGTAGTCCTGTAGTGGATCGAGAGTTTCCAGCGGATAGAAGCCAGACTTTGCAGATAAATCTTCCGGCGAATATCCGACTGGATGAGGTCAGTTTTACTAATATCAGCCTGGGGAAAAATGGCATCACGGACGCTTTCCAAATTGCTGGCACAAGTACATCAGACCTGATAACAATAGACACACTTATAATTAAGAACAGCGAATTTCCTACTATGGATTGGGCCAACGGGGATATCTATACATTAACTGCTACCACTGATGTAGTTGCCGCAGGCCACACATTTGAGATGACTATGGCTAGCACGACTAATGATGTGGTGATTGGCTCTGGGCGTGGGGCCACTAGCTATATAGCAAAAGATATGACGGTTGACAGGATTCTCCTCACCCAATCCACAACTGGCGGAGATGTGTTGATTGACACCATGACGTTGGACGGAGTTAGAGCGTTTACTGGTGCCTTCAATGCAGATTACTTTGAGATAGGCCGATTGATTTTGGAGAACGTGAGAATAGGTGACGACGGGGATATTAACAGCGCAGACCTAGTAATCAATAGTAGTGTCAGTGTTAATACAGTGGCAGACGGTGTACTTGAGGAGCCGGTATTTATCAGATAGAGGAGACAGTATGAATGTTTGGGAAGGCCTTAGCCAATTCATAGGTAAAGTCAGACCACAGATATTCCTAGCGCTAACGATCCTGGGCATTGTGGCTTATTATGGAATCCAAGAGAATCTAAACGAGGTTACTGTTGGCTGCATTGCTGGGATTATTGCACTAGCCAAAGATGTTCTACAGTCTGACGCATAAATTATGGGTTATCTTATACTAGGTAATAAAGCATATGATAAAGCAGTAGAATTTAACACTACCGCCTGTGTTCATTGCGGAGGGGTATTAATCCAGGAGACCCGCTATGTAGGTGGTAGACCTATCAGAACTACTGTTACCATTACTGCTGGCGGCGAACGTGTGCAGGAAGTAGATGAAGGCTACTATTGTGGTAACTGTCAGGGTGAAGCCTGTATAATATGTGGGCAACGAGCAATGCAAGGACTAGAAGTAGGACCTTGTAATTTTCAGGATAAAAACTACGAATTAGTTATAGCTAGGAGATAATAATGCCTTGGGACTATACAGGATCTGCAGAGGGTATTACCCCTTCCACATCAGACGATAACTGGACTCTAGACGCTGTATCAGCAGGGGTTGGTGAAGTGACTGAGGTTTACTGGGGTGGTGAGACAACTACTAGTACAGCTATGAGAACTAGGGTAGCTAGGTCTAGTGGTGAAGGTACTTCTCCGACTGCCCTTAATGTTGCGAAGTTAGCCGGGACTGATACGCCAACTAATCAAATAGATTTAGTTGCCACATATACTGCGGGTAACCAGCCAACCTTAGCTTCAGGCAGTCTTCTTGCTATGGGCTGGAATGCTCATGGTGGTATGTTTAGATGGGTAGCTGGTCCTAGAGAGGGATTCTTTCTAATTTCGGGTATAACTGCTGAAGATTTAATCTCCTGCCGAAATGCTGCTGGTGTGGGTCAATCAACATATGGCGTTCATTGGAAAGAGTGGAGTCAGTAGCTAGTGGCCAGATTTATAACTAAGCCAGCAATTTCCCCGGATATGGAAACTGGGTGGGATCCTAGACCCTACTTATGGTATGGTCAGCAACCTGGTCTGCAATCGTTTCATGTTGCATCACCCCCTATCTATATAATTAGTCAGGTACCGTCAGTGGACGTAACGATAAGGACGGTGAGAACAAGTGATTAGTTGGGTTGGCGATGAAGTACAACTAAAAATTGATGCCAAAGATAATAATGATGCGGGTCCAGATAATGCTACGGTAGATGTCTATGACCAGGATAATACCCTAGTTATAGATGCTGACGCCGCTACCGTAGCTGGTACTACTATAACATATACCTTAACAGAAGCTACTACAGATACTGCGGGCCTGTATAGAGTTATCTTTAAGATACTCTTTACTGGTTCTGTAACCAAAACCCACAGTATTATAATCCTGATAAGGGACCAGACTATAAGGTCCAGTATCTATGGCGATGTACAGGGTGTAGAGGATAGAATCGGAGATATAATACCTAGTCGCACCTTTACAGATAGTACCATACCTAGCTATGGTGTGGTTGAGCGTTGGGTTGAAACTGTTAGCAGTGAGCTTAATGTCGAGCTAATTGAGAATGGTTATCAGGTCCCTGTCTCAGCAACTGATGACCCTCAGGCGTATGAGGCGGTTAGAGAGGCTGTCCATAGTGGTGCGGCGGCTAGGGTGCTGGCTAGTAATCCTGCTGAAGCGTATGCTTTCCCTGATGAAAATTCTCAGGGCGGCAATAGACGCACTATGCTGGATAGGGAGCTATGGCATATGATTCTAAGGATTAGGGACCATCGGCTGCCTGCTACTAGAAGTGGCTCCTTCACTGTTAGAACCTATAGTGGAGCATACGAAAATAGGGAAACTGGTGAAACTAAATACCCGCTGTTTACTAGAAAGAAATTCGACTATCCTAGTAGCAGACAACTGGAGACTGGTTAATGAGCTATGAGACTATGGAGGATGGAGCTTTAACTGTTCTCCGCCTCCTCAGTAATTATAGTACAACTAATTCTAGTACTGGTGACTATAGGGTACTGAATCAGGGTGTTAGGCGTGCTGTTATCTTTGAACCAGGCTCTATCTTAAATAGAGAGCATCATGCTTATCCTAGAGTTATCGCAACTAACTGGGAAATCCTAATCAGTTTACACATTAACTGGGGTGGTAGTCCTGTTGAGGCAGGTAATAGAATACGAACAGACCGTCAGGAAATCATAGACCATTTCGATAAGTATCCTACACTTAATGGAGTGACGGGTTGTGTCTCATCATTTGTAGTGGGGTCCAGGCAACCTGAGATGTGGGGCGGTGAAAATAATACATGGTGGAGACAGGAGATTATAATGCAAGTAAATGAACATGCTAGCATTACTATTGCAGAATGACATTACCAAATGAGCCTCCTGATCCTGGTGATATAATTGGCTTTGGTTCTCGGCAGCCTCTAGGAGCGGGCGTAGACCCCGACAACTATATTGTAGTTAGGGCTACAGGCATAAAAGAGCTAGCAGAGAAATACAGTCCTCAGGTTGTACAAGACATATTTACTGACCAGGTTGATAGAACATATAGTAAGCTAGGTAAGATTCTAGTAGATGAGGTTAAGAAACGTACTCCTGTAGCAAGTGGAAGGCTAAGACGTTCCACTCAGTATAGAATAGTTAGAGGTACTAGTATTATACGGCAGGGTGAAGATGAATTTGTTGTATCTAGGCCTGGTGATGCTCAGTTACAGATAATACAGGATTCACTAGCGCGGGGGAATATGGCCTTATCCGAACGCTACTACTATTGGTATACTGTAACACATGGTATAGCACCTAAAGGTAAACTTACTAGTGCCTTTCCTCCAGCAGAGCATCTACTACCTTGGGTACAGAAGAAATTTAGTCTGGATGCAACTGGGGCTAGAGTAGCCAGTATGAGATTAAGTAGACATATAGGGATTGAAGGTACAGAACCAAACTCTTATATTGCCGATGCTTACCATGCTAAAATAGCAGATATTCAACGAGCGGCAGAGACATTAGGCGTTGATATTACCTACGACTTAGGTAAATTACCAAGTATAGAATATCCAGGATTCTAAGGAGTAGACCATGCCCACTAGAGCGTTTAACCAAATACAAGCCACGGTAGAAACTACCAATGGTACTGATTCAGGTGCTGTTCCCGATGCCTTGCTGGGTAACCTCTCAGTTACACCTACGGTAGGGTTGCATCAACCAACTGATACCAGAAAAAGTCTAGCCCTACTTCATAGGGATACTGTTGTAGCCAATGGTATGACCGCCAGATTTTCTGGTGATGCCAACTATGAACAGATAATTACCTGGCTTAGTATGGTTATGGATAAACCAGCAGGCGTCCAAGATAGTGGAGGTACAGCTTACGACTATACTTTTGAGCCTGCTATAAATGCTGCTAGGACTTTCCATTCTCTAACCCTAGAGTATGGTGATGACCAACAAGCATTTAAGTCCCTGTTTGTTTGTGCCTCCAGCTTAGAACTAACCTATACTATGGGGGCGCCTGTACAACTTTCAGTGGATATGTTTGGACATCCACCTCAGAAGCAGGCCTTTACTGGCAGCCCTACTGAATTTACCGATCCAAACCTGATACTGTCAGATGGCTTAAAGTTTTACATAAATGATGCCTGGGGTGATACCGTTACAGAGTATGATGACATGCTAGTAGGAGCCTCCGTTAGAATAGAATCTGGGCTGACCCCCGTTAGGTATGCTGAAGGTCTAGACTCTAATAATGAGATACCCTTTAGCGCAGTTGTACAGAATAAGAGGTCCCACTCAATGAGTCTGGACTTCATAACAACAAGTGATTGGGAGGCACGAGTATACGATAAATGGTTAGACCGTTCTAATCGGGTAATAGTCCTGGATGTAACCTCTGCCGCTGAAGCGGCTTCCGGTAAACCCTATAACCTTAGGGTTAAGATGAATGGACGCTTTACAGGCATGGGCGAGTTCTATGGTGACCATAACGGGCTAAATATGGTAAGGGCTGAATTTACTAGTATGGATAACCTTGGAACTACACCCAAGGATTTAGATATTCGCGTACAGAATAAGGAAACTGGATACCAGTAATCAATAATAGGAGACTAATGTGCAGAACTATAAGGACTTCTTTGTCCAACAAAATGAAACAACTAAAGTATACCTGGATGATAGCTTAGAAAATTGGGTAGAGATTAAGGCTGAAATGTCTGTAGGAGACTACGAGAAATATGAGTCAGGTCTCCTACAGGCTGAAGTTGAATCTGGAGGTAGTGGAACAGGTATTACCCGGCAATCTAGGGCTGCTGGCAGCCAGACTAAAATGGTAATGAACGCTGGTAATGTTGCTCTTATGGATATTAATATAGTAGCGTGGTCCTTTGAGGGTATTAGACCTCAACCATCAACTATTAGGGCACTTAAATATAAATGGCAGGCTAAGATTATAGAAGCTATTGAGGAGGCTAATGCCGATAACCCTTTAGTGGAGAGCGAATCCCAACAGACCTCCGACTAAAGGCATTACATGATGGGCAGGCTGTTGAAATAAACGGCGAACTCATGCGGCTGATAATCTGCATGAAGTTTAATATACTGGATAGGGCTGTTTATGATAGGCAGCCCTACTCCTGGATAGTTAGAGTCTGGCAATACATGGAAGCTGAGAGTATTGCTAATAAGAATAGGGCAGCATCCAGTAACATGAAGTCTGGACAGGCAGAAGCACCTTGGCCTTCGTAGTATAGGGAGTAAGTACTTGGTATCATTAGCTGGAGCAGTAGTAAAAACTACTATTCAGGTTGGAGCTAGGATCGCCGCAATTGGCCGGTTTAGGCAATTAAGTGCGGCTATTGGTGCGGCCGATGCTAGACTTGGTGGTTTTGGTAAGACTAGCCTTCTAGCTGCTGGCCATATGAGCCTTCTAGGTGTAGTGCTAGATGTGGCCAGACATCCTTTAGCGCAGATAGCTGCCTTACTGGAGACTGGTGTTGCATCAGCACAGTGGGTTAGTTTTACTAGAGGTGCTAGAGCCGCTACCGCACAGCTTAGAGGTATGGGGTTATCTGCGGATGATGCACAGAAGCGTATTCGTGAGGTACAGACTCAACTTGGACTATTTGCTTCGCGAGATATGTTCGCGGCAACTCGATCATTTAACTCTTTTAATAAGTTGTCAGCGGAATGGCGAGCAGAAATCCTAAGACTAGAACCTGCCATTAAAGCGATGGGTCTGGATTTTGAAGTAATATCTGGTCTTATGGCCGAGGTTATAACCGAAGGTAAGATTGAGGATGTTAAGAGGCTAGCTGAGGCTTTCGGTATTGATCCAGAGGATAAGACTGCCGCAGATGTTTTAGCCGAAATAGGGTTGCTTCTTGCTGAGCCTTTCAAGTTAACTAACTTTGAACAGATGGGAGAAGAACTAGGAAAAGTTCAGTCTGAGGTTTCACTCCTTATAGGGCCTGTAACGAACGCTATGGCGGCTGTACCTCTAGCCGTTACAACTATCGTTGGAGATATTATTCTTGGCCTTCTAGACATAGTTACTACGTTTAAGGAAAATGTACTATTAGCACTGGAGGTCTTTGGTGATATAGGAGCAACTATTGGCGAATCCATATTATTAGCCTTAGAGGGGGAATTTGAAAAGATCCCTGACGAATTTAGGAAGCTATGGGACGAAAAACTGAGTCCCGATTTTGAAAAAATGGCTCCGTTAATTGGTATGGTAGCAGGTGGAGTAATAGGTGCTGCCTTTGCTGGGTATATAGGGGCTGCGGTCGGGGCAGCACTTGGCGGAGAAATAGCAAAGGGACTGGCGGGCGAGAAGATAGAAAATGAGGTAGGCCTAAATATAGCAATGATGATCGTAGGTGGACTTATAGGTCTTAAGTTTGCCGGATATATAGGTGCCGCTGTTGGTGCTAATGTAGGGTTTGCTATAGCACAAGGAATGACAAGTGAAGAAGAGCAGATACAGGATGATCCAATGGTAATAGCTGCTATAGTCACATTAGGTGCCTGGATAGGAGGTAAAGTAGCCGCTGAGATGGGTATTAAATTACTGTCAAAGAACGGTGGTATAGCAGTGGTAATTGCAGCAGCCCTGGCAGTAATAGCACTAGAACTTACTAAGGAGGAAGGTCCAGGTTATCCTGTTATGGTTATAGCCGGGGCGGCTTTAGGTGCCGCAATAGGTACTTTGATTGCTCCTGGTATAGGTACCGCTATTGGAGCAGCCGCTGGTGCGGGTATTGCCGCTATGGTAGTATGGTTACATGATCCGGAGAATAGGCAGCGAATTATTGATATTGGTAAGGATATAGGGAGCTTTATTGTGGACGGTATAAGCTATTCGTTTACAGAGCTATTTCGTGATGCTATAGACATTCTAAAGGGTATATGGGATGCTTATGGCTGGAATCCCTTTGGAGGTATGTTTGGACAAGGGGTGAGTGACCCCAATGAGCCTGGGCCTAAGAATTATGCTCATGGTGGTGTAGTACCAGGACCAATAGGCCGGGCACAATTAGCTATAGTACATGGTGGGGAAACTGTTATACCAGCAGGTCGAGGTCAAACTATTGTAATACCAGTATATATAGGGGATAGGAAGGTTGATGAAGTAGTGGCAGATAGTATGGGAAGGATAACTAGACAGAGTAATGTTATCGGGCGCAGATTAGGCTCAGTCTAGTAGCCAATGAAATTTAAGTTACTTATAAATGTCCCGACTTATAGGCTTTCGGCTACTAACTATGCTGAGACTAATTTAATAGAGCCTAGCTTAGATGGTACCATGACTATGGGTGGAACTATTGATAGTTTATCCTTTGAACTAGACGATCCTGATAACTCTCTTGTATTACATGAAGGTTATGATGTTACTTTAGAGGAGCTTGATAGGCCTAGCAATAGATTCTTTGGTGGTATAGTCCAGTCTATTCAGTATATGCAGTCAGGCTTAGGTAGACGTATTAGAGTCTCTTGCCAGGATTGGACTGCCTTACTGGATAAGATGACTATCAGAAAAAAGTATGAGAAAGCAGGACAAACTGGTCAATCCATTATAAAAGATGTGTTTCTAGTAGCTGTACAACAGGAAGGACAACCTGCTGACGAGTTTGATACTAGTGAGTTTGTACAGGCTGATAGGACTGTTGCGGCCTTAAACTTTCAGGGTACATCCTTAACCAGTATTATACGACAGATAGCAGATATTACTGGCTATGTATGGTTTGTAGACCCATTTAAGAAGTTACACTATCATCCACCGACATTTGGTGTTGGTGCCCAGTATAGTGATGTTCCTGATAACACTACTACCTTCCCTTTATATGATCTCACAGTAAGTAAGGATCTAGCTGACTGGAATACCATTGAACTGGTAGGTGGTAAGGGCGTTAGTGATGATGTTACTGAGACATATGCAGGGGATGCCACTTCAAAAATCTTTGTAACTGGTGTACAAGCTAATACCAACCAAATTCATCTAGGTAAGAAGGATGATGAGGAAGGCCTTCCATTCATTGAACGTAATACAGGCTCGCAAGGATCTCCAACCTGGACTACTCAGACCATAAAACTGGAAAGTGAGCCAGGTGCAGTATTAGGTACTACTGCTGATGTATTATGGAATCCCTTTCAGCATAAACTAACCTTTCATGTGGCTCCTCTGAATGGTAGTAATGGTTTTAGGATTACTGGAAGATACTTTGTACCTGTTATGGTAATTAACCGTGATACTAGAAGCGTAGATAAACATAACCGTGTTTTTAAGGCTAGTATGACAATACCAGAAGCCACGGATGTAGAACAGGCCTATGATTTAGCAATGGCCTATCTTAGGGAACATTCCGATAGGATAAGATTCAGTTTTACTACTAATGCCGATACCGAAACTATCCCTGAAAGACAGATAATGCCTTGCGATGTTATTTTTATTACTAATACGGCATTTAATCTTACTGAAGAAGTATGCTTGGTAGAGAAGGTATCGTTTAATATAGTAGGTGGAGAGACTCTTGCGTATAGGGTAAGTGGTAAGGTAATAAATGCTAGCCTGTATAGAAATCTGGAAGGGACATAGATGTCAGTATCTAATTTAAGCTGGGATGAGTTGCTGGCGGAACTTAAATCTAATATTAGTAAGACTACTATAGAGCCTAGTGCGGCTATTACGCATATTAGACAGGAAGAGGTGGATATTGATATTACCGCCACATATACTGTTAGTAATTACGGTCCTAACTATTATGTTCATCCTGCTTGGAATACGGAACACTTACAGCATTGGTGGACTTTAGATTCTTTAGAAACTATTAGTGGGTCTGGTGGAGTTAGAGATAGTTTTGGTAGCCTAGATGGTACTGAGACAGGAGGCGTAACCACTGGCACAACAGATGATCTTACGTTAGGCCGCCAACGCCGATACAGTATCTTTGCTGGTAGTGATTATGTCGATGTTGGAGATGTAACAGTTCTAGATGGTCTAGATGACTGGACTATAGCCTGTCGCTTCTATGTAACCACACTGGATAATATCAATACCATAATAAGTAGATGGCCATCTGCTAATGGCGATAAGCAATTTAAGCTACAGGTAATGACAGATGGCAAAGTACGTTTTACTAAAGCAAATAATGCAAGTGGTGCAAGTGGCTATTATGAATCTAGTAGTGCCGTGGTATCTATTGACACCTGGTACACTATGGTTTGGTCCTTTGATATGTCAGGTACAACTACTAAGTTAATCTTTGACGGTGTTGACACAGGTATTACAGCTAGTACCTGGACTAATGCTGTGCTGGAAACTGTAGCTGATAGCGTATTAATCGGTAGGGAAGAAATAACTGTTGGTAATGATCTAAAAGGTAGACTAGCCGATGTTGCTATATGGAATGGAACCTTAACTGTAGCAGAAGGCCTAGCTTACCATAATGATGCTATTACTGATAGAATAACTGCCAACTTATTTCGGGTGTCTGGTGTTCTTTCGATACCTATACCTCCAGGCACTGGTATGTTGGATGCGGGTGTGGGTGTAGTAGTCTCCGCACCCATGCCCGTAAACCAACCACAATTAACCAATTTTATGTAGTTAGGATACTTGTTATGGGTACTCCCGTTGTTACAGTAGATGGGCTAGCGAGAATGGCTACCCTATTACTTGCTGATGCTGATTTTAGCGCTGTTGGTGTTGCTACTGCGGCACCAGCATTAGGCGATACACAATTACAGAGTGAAAGTAATAGGTCAGCAGTTTCTCAACGTCTAAGTCAGGGTGCAAATATCCAGGTCCGTACATTGCATGGTAATGGTGACTTACCAGCAACCCTTACAGAGCTTGGCTTATTCCTGGATGGCACTAGTAGTCCTAATAATGGCGAAATGCTTACTAGGGTATTGGAAACATTTACTAAGGATACTAATGACTTATTGGTAGTCTGGTCTATAACTATTGCTGGAGGTTAGCATGGCAAATCAAGGTCACTTTACAAATAGTACAGAACCTAGTAGTAGGCCAGATCAGGCTATTAGTAATCTACTAAATAGTATGCTATGTCAGTCAGGTACAGACGCTAGTAAGGATTCATCCTATGGAGATACTGGACGAATCTTCATAGCCACTGATACGCCTAAAGTCTATAGGGAGTCAGGCTCTGCATGGGTACTGGTGATTGATTTAGACCCAGCAGTTGGTGTTGCTGGACTAAGAACCTTAGGTACTGGCTCAACACAAGCGGCGGCTGGAAATCATACCCACTAAGGAGTAACTAATGAGTACACAGGATGAAGTTTTGGCCCATATTCGAGACCAGGTACTAGCCACT